ATTCATCTTCTAAAGGAGCAGTTATATTTCTTTCCCTAATTCCTTGGTTTAACCATTTTGAAATTAAATCTGCTCTTTCACGTTCAGATTTAACTACATCTTTCTTTTTTCCTTTTTTTCTTATTCTTGCTCCGGAAGTTTTTCTGTTTCTTCTTATAATATCAGTAGAATATTTTGATTTTGCCTTTTCCTCTAACGAAGAATATTTATTCTTTGCCATTGCCTAACCTCCATACCCATGCGTCTTTAGCCCAACATGATTCGCATGGTGCAGTTTTTTCTTGCCTACCTTCATGTTGTGCATCCCTCATGTCTTGTAATTGTATGGAATTATTCCAAATATCTTCCAAACTATGTGTATTGGCATCGCCTACTGGTCTATTCTCAAACCAATCTGCACAGCATCCCATTACCTTGCCATCATATCCAATCGTCAATCTTTGAAAAGGTTGTTTGCATACTGCTCTCTCCACTGCAACCCAATCGTCTATCAGAAAGTTTCCATCAGCTCCTCTATCCATCACTGCCGATACTCTTACATCGTCAACTACATCTTTCCACTTTCTGACAAATCCTTCGACTTCGTGTTCGTTACTTTTTTGCTTGCACATTTGCACACGAATAAACGGCTTAGATAACCCTTTACTTTCTCGGTATGAAACTGCTTTTTCAATAGTCCATGTAAGTTCTTCAAAATCCCCACCTATTCGTATATTCTCAAATGTATCTTTCGTATTCCCATCTACACTGAATATAATTCTATCTACTCCAGCGTCTATTAAATCTTCTACCTTGCACCCTCTCATATTGCCATTGGTATTTAACTGTACTTCAGGGATACCTAAACCCTTTGCTTTCCTTGTTAATTGAGCAATCTGTTTATGTAGAGTAGCTTCCCCTCGCCAATTCCATTTAATACTGGAGACACCCATCTCAGCAGCTTCTTCCAATAAACGATCAGCCAATTCATACTTCATGGCTCCCTTTACATTTTCATCGTATGCCTGTGGACACATGGTACATTTAAAGTTACAGGCATAGCTAAGTTCAATATCTAAATGTATAGGAAACTTTGGAGTATAAACCCAGTTAAGAAACTTTTTCCCTGCGTTATGCCATTTGGTTCGATACAGCAGGTACTTCCACTCCTTTATCCTTTTCGCTGTCTCCTTCACTGCTGACAGGTTCCTGTTGTTTAGCCAAGTGCT